CGCCCGCATTCGGCATGAGGATCTCTCCCAACTGCGACAGCACGCCGAAGACCGTTTCCTCCTTGCCCTTGGCGAGGCCGAGTACTGGAACAAGGAAATCGATCGCCTCGACGACGAGATTGGCCGTTCGTCGCGCGACTTGTGCCGCGCCTTCGCGCGTCGCGAACAGCTTCGCATTCCCAACCCGACGCAACCTATGGACAGCGTCTGACCCGTCATATTCGTTACGACCTGGAAAACGACACCATGAGAAAACCAGACACCGACCTCCCACTCTGCATCTATCATGACCACTGCGCAGACGGATTCGCCGCCGCGTGGGTAGTGCGCCGCGCGCTGCTCGGCGACGTGGATTTCTACCCCGCTACCTACGGCTCAGACCCGCCGGACGTTACCGGCCGCGATGTGTTCATCGTGGACTTCTCGTACCCGCGCTTGGTGCTGCTCGAAATGGCCGCCGCCGCGAAAAGCCTGACGATTCTTGATCACCACATCAGCGCGAAACACGCCATTGAGGGCCTGCCCAACGCAATAACACGTTTTTCCCTTGGTCTTTCCGGCTGCATGATCGCCTGGAAGTACTTTTTCCCAAACGAGACCCCACCAAAGCTTCTCCAGCACATCCAGGACCGGGATCTGTGGCTCTTCCACCTCGACGCGACGCGCGAAATCTGCGCTGCGCTGTATTCACACCCGTTCGACTTCGCGCTGCTCGACCTCTGGTGCAATTCGGACCAACTCCACGGACTAGCCTCCGACGGCGCCGCGATCGAGCGGAAGAACGCCAAGGACCTCCTCGAACTGCTCGACAGCAACACGCGATTTATCAACATAGCCGGCTATGACGTTCCATCAGCGAACGTACCGCCATTCCTGGCCAGCGCCGCCGGCGACGAGTTGTCGAAAGACAACGCCTTCGCGATCATCTGGCACGACACGCGCGATGGCGTGCGCGTGTCCATCAGGTCGCAAAGAGAGGGCGGGCTCGACGTTTCCCAGATCGCAAAGATCTACGGCGGCGGCGGCCACCGCAACGCCGCCGGATTTACCGTTTCCAGGGATCTCGCGTACCAACTGGGCATCACCCGATGAGCGTGTTGATCGGTCTCGCCGGTCGTTCCGGCTGCGGGAAAGACACCATCGCTCAGCATCTGATCCAACGCCATCGATTCGAGGCAGTTTCTCTGGCGGAGCCAATCCGCCGAGGGCTGCAGGCCCTGTTCGGTTTGACGTGTGCGCAGCTCAACGATCGCGAACTGAAAGACAGCCCGCTCGCATGGATCAATCGAACGCCGAGTCAGTTGATGCAAACGCTTGGCACCGAGTGGGGACGCCACTGCGTGCACGAGGAAATCTGGCTGCTCGTCGCCAAGCAACGGATTGCCGACCTGCGCCGCTGGGCAAAACCCGCGGACATCGTGCTGACCGATCTGCGTTTTGAGAACGAAGCGCGTTTCGTGCGCGATCTCGGCGGCGTCGTCTGGCACGTCAAGCGCCCGGGATACCACAACGAGGCCCGCGGAGACCACGCCAGCGAGCGCGGTATTATTCGTTTACCCGGCGAAGAGCGCATCGTCAACGCCGGCGATTTGGACTGCCTTTTCGAGCAAGTCGACGATTCGCTGGCTCTACTGAAGGAGACGACGTGAAGTGGATTTTCACTCACACCGGCAAGCACGTTCACCTGCTCGACCATCAACCCGACCCGATCGTTTTGGCAGATATCGCGCACGGGCTGTCGCACAAGTGCCGGTTTTCTGCCTTGATGCATAACATCGACCAAGGTAACGGGCGGGCGGATTCTCGCCCGTCCCGTTGACCGCGTTGTTGGCAGGCATGGATTCTTGGAGACGACGTTGGAATATCACGAATTTGTAAGCGCGAAACTCGGCACGGCGGGCGCAAAAGGCATCGCCGCACCGCTGCGCGACTACAGCCTATTCCCGCACCAGCGCGACCTAGTGGAATGGGCACTGCGCCGGGGCCGGGCGGCGATCTTCGCCGACACTGGCTTAGGCAAGAGCCGCATGCAGTTGGCGTGGGCCGACATGATCCACCGGGAGACGGGCCGCGACGTGCTGATTCTGGCACCGCTGGCGGTGGCCGAACAGACAGCCGAAGAAGGCCAAAGCATCGGCGTCGCCGTGACCCATGCGCGCGAGGGATCCGACGTTCGACCGGGCATCACCATCACGAATTACGACCGGCTGCATAAGTTCGACGTGGCCCGCTTTGGCGGGGTTGTGCTCGATGAGTCGAGCATCATCAAGCACCACGCAGCGAAAACTCTGCAAACGCTGCTCAATGCCTTCGGCGCGACGCCCTACAAGCTTTGCGCCACGGCGACACCCGCCCCGAACGACTGGACTGAACTCGGCAACCACGCACAATTTCTAGGCGTCCGATCCAGAGCGGAAATGCTTGCCGAGTTCTTCGTCCATGACGGCGGCGACACGCAGACATGGCGCCTCAAGGGCCACGCGCGACAAGTGTTCTGGCGGTGGGTCGCATCGTGGGGCGCGATGGTGCGCTCGCCGGCAGACCTTGGCTACGATGCCAGCGCCTACGCGCTGCCGCCGTTGAACGTGCATCAGCATACCGTCGAGACCGAGCACAACCAGGCGCACGGCCTCTTTGCGATGGAAGCGCAGACGCTCATGGAACGGCGCGACGCTCGCCGCGCTTCGCTGGTTGAGCGGGTGCGCGCATGTGCACAGATGGTCAATGCCGACCGCCAGCCGTGGGTAGTCTGGTGCGACCTGAACGCCGAAGGCGACGCACTCACGACCGCCATTGATGGCGCGGTGCAGATTGCCGGCGCGGACGATGCCGACGTGAAGGAACAGCGGCTGCATGACTTCGCGCACGGAAAGATTCGGGTGCTGGTCAGCAAGCCGTCGATCTGCGGCTTCGGCCTCAACTGGCAGCACTGCGCCCGTATGGCCTTCGTCGGCGTGACGGATTCATTCGAGGCGTATTACCAGGCCGTGCGCCGGTGCTGGCGTTTCGGACAGCAGCGGCCGGTCGACGTGCATGTGTTCGCCAGCCAACAGGAAGGCGCGGTCGTTGCCAACCTGCGGCGGAAGGGGGGCAGAGATTTCAGCGAAAGGATTCAACTCGACCAAAGTTTCCGTGAACGCCTTGTGCTCTCCGGCAAGAATTCGCCGGGACAGGCTCTTTAGCTTTTCCCATTCAGCCAATTGTTCGGAATAGCCTTGTGATGCCCTCTGAAATTCATCCTCGTCCTTCAACCGTCCTTGTTCGATTAAGACTTCTGCTGACGGTCTTTTCTCTGCGGGTAATACCACCGCCCGCTGCCTCGCTCTCTGTTCGTTTCGCGAACTTCGTTTGGGATTTGGTGGCGGCAAGGAAGCTGCAATCGCAGTCCAGTCCCACG